GAAGTCTATTATTTCAGCAAATGAGCCCCCGCTTTCGCTTTCCTCATTCTGCTGTTGGTTACCCATGCATATTGCTATGCCAATTCACACTATGGACGCTACCATCCTTACACAGGATAAACGTTCAAAGTATGATCGGTCGTCTCACAAATATCGACCGCTCCACTCGTGGCATTAAATGCTCCAATGATCACAGGAAATAGACTGCCTGTAATTTCACTACCATACAAGTAAGGACCTTGTACGGTAACCGGCGGTATACCAACACCGCCAGCCACGGTGACCGGAAGGTAACCTTCTCCTGGTGGGGCACCCTGCATTTGCAGGGGACCTAACTGTCCAAGAATGGTAACTGCAACTGGTGTTGTTTCCACACTACCAGCTACAATGACAGGAAGGAATCCCTCTCCGGTAGGAGCACCCTGCACTAACAGGGGACCAGACTGTCCAGCAATGGTAACTGGTGGAGGGTCACCAGAGCTGGATCCTGAAGTGCTAGTTGCCAAACAACTCACGCCAGAAATAGTAGTATACTGCAACGGCACTAATGCAGCACGTATTTCTTCTAGGTAGGTCGCTGAATCGCTTGTAGATGTGTTGATATTATCTAACACGGCAATTACATTGTTCAATTGCGATATAAGCGTACTCAATTGCGATCCTAACGAATTAAGAGCCGTTACTGCAGTCGTGTCGGTGACGTCCAAAGTGATGGTAGGGACGAGCGTGGACAGAGAAGCCTGTAAACCAAGTACACCTTCAACAGGTGATTTCATAATGATGTCTTCGTGGCTCATTAGTCAGATACTGGTATCAGGTACATGTTGTTAAGCAGTTCTTCTGCAAGATTAGTACCTATTACATTGGTGGAAATGACATGATTGCCGACTGCTTCCTGAGCCTCTTGCAAAGTACCAAACCAATATTGACCTTGGCTTGGTATGTTTGCAACATATGCTGGTTGGTCAGAGCTAACGGCAACAAAATCACTGGGCTGCGGAGATGCTAAATACACCTCGCTGTTCGGTAGTAGGAAACCTCCTACACTCCACAGTCCGCCACCGCCGATGGACATTGTTGTACCAGCAGCGATGGTGACAGTGGCCGCCTGTGATATGGCCGCAAGCCTCTTACGGGCAAATTCGATTTCATATTGTACCCGTAAAGTCCAGAATACGTTTGTACCACCAGTGACTCCTGACAAAGGTTGTACCAAAACAACCAACAATCTACATTGATTCGCAATTTCCACATCTTCTTCCTGCAAAGAGCAAGAATACCAAGGAAATTGCCGAAACTTCTGATTACAGTTAAAATCGACGTAGAAAGAAGCCCAAACATTCGCTGTTATTGCTCCTGGCAATGCCAGGGCATAATTGACAGGTAGATTGGTCTGTTGTATGTCAGATACAGAAGGGTCAAAAGCTGCGCAAATTTGTCCTCCTACAGTTGTAGGTGAGGTGGACTCGAAATAAACACGCAGCTTCTTGTAGCGGTAATATTCCCACAATGCAGCGGTGGCCTGCATACGCGTTCCAGCAAGTGTAGAAGGCTGCATTAACTGCGCCTGTAGTAAAGTCTCAGTTATTTGAGAAGCACTCACTCCGACGGTGGATAGATATTCGGTACCTTTAAAGATGGTGGTATCGTCAGTGGAATTATTACGCATCTGTACACCAGTAGCAATCGGTGCAACGACCCGCGCAACACCATTGTTTTGCTTTTTGCCCTTACGGGCTCCGCCTCTGCGGCGGCGACTATTGGCTAATGACTTAGGCATAGTCGCACAGATCGATTAACGGTTCAACCCAGTTCATGGCTGCTATAGAAGACTCCAACGACTCCTGGTCAGAGGGTGAAATATTCCAAGCAAGCCCATACGATATTCTAGTGGCCGATGTAACCACACTGAACTTGGGCATCTTAACACGTTCATATTCAGGCTCCGCTATAACCTTACCAGCACCCAATTGCTGTAGTAGTGTGTTGGCTAGAACGTGTAAGATTGGCGTACCAGAGTTGGTGGCAGCTTCTCCCTGCGCCACTCCTCTGGCATATTTGCGCCATGCATCTCGATCGTAAGTCCGTATAGTCCAGGGCAACCGTGTTAATACCCTGCGGAAATCGCGCATCATGCGCCACTCAGTGCCGGACCACACTGCGCGTGCTTGACAAAACTGTACCCTTTCGGGTTGAAGTCCTCGCTCCTCAAGCTTGGTAGTCATCCCAAGTTGAGTAAAGACGCTGAGATCTTTATGGGCATCAGTTTCATCAAGCAAAGAAACAACACTGTCATCACCATCCAATAACAAACCCATACTATCCAAACAGTTATGGTGAATGGCCCATGCGAACATGACCAGAATGTTAACAATGTTGTTACCAAGCGATGTGTTGTAATCGCCACTCGTACGCCCGCCATGAGCAATAAATCGATACGAGCCACCAATGGTTATATGGTGTATTTTCATCCAGTCTAACATAGTTTGCAACTGTTTATCTCCCCGAAACACCCAACGATAGAATCGATGTTCTAACTCGAGCAATGGGCCAACTATGTGACTATCAAATCGACTATGGTCAAATCCCAGCAGCACACGGCCAAAACCACTCAACTCATGTATAGCTTTACCTCGTGCAAAAGCGTCCATGTGTTTAGCAAAGACACTCTTGCCATTAAAGCGGAGATGATAAAATACATGCTCGAGTGGCGCGAAATATGTCGACAAGGAAGCCAGTGCTCTAGGTGATCGATATTGAATCAACCTAGGCACCTTACTTTCTATGTTATCCTTGGGATTCTTCTCAAATTTGGTGAAAGCTTTGAGATAAAAATCCTTACGGACAACACGTTCATCCCTAAGACTAGCAAACGCCGCAGCGTACACTTTCTTCCGGGAAGCTACCCTGGTGGAGACGACCTTGTCACTGGTCCAAGTCTCTACAGATCCGGGGTAAATACCTTGTTTCCGACAAATACGCTTCAGATAAACAAAAGCTTTTTCAAGTAGTTGTCTACCGTAGGCAGTGCATTTCGGGACAGGACAATAATGGCGTTCAGCGGCCGCAATTGCGGTATTATGATGACAATCACTGAAAGTAGTGGTGCGTTCAGCAAATGGTTCCATCATCTGGAATATTTGCGTCATTTTGCGTTTATGGCATGCACCACTACGATCAGGTATCAACGGTATGAGCTCAATTCCGTCTCTCAAATTACATTTGGGCGGCCGGTTCAGACAGACGGACGGCTCATACCGAGGTCCCTAACCCTTCTTAGGCAGGTAGACGCGCTTCCGCAATATTCCGCGTCTACCTAGGTCACCGCGTGCCATTCGAGTAACCTTGTCCATTTGTTTGACTGCTGTTCCTGACTTAATAAATTGGCGTGAAAACATTTCGCTATCTGAAGGCACGAAAGCAGCTGCAGTAGCACTATCCAGATCAACGGCTAGGACTATATTGCTCACACCCTGCGTGTCGTGATTTTCAATATATTGATGTCCGAGCTGATGTAGCCAACTATAGTTGTCTGGAGTTCGTGCCTTGCCGCTGATTTTCATACGTAAATAGCCAAGTAATTCAGATGGAGCGTAAATTTCCTTGCGAATTTCTGCGCGCAGATTACGCCCACTGAACCCTTGTGTTCGCACGTCAGGATGAACAGGTCTTTTGGCCAAGGAGTATAGCGGTTTCTTGTCCTTCTGGACTGCCTGTGACGACTCCTGTTTCATAGTAGAGACAGGCTCGATAGTAACAGACATGGACTGTTGGTTTGAAGGTCCAATAAATTGTATTGCACGTGTGGTCACAACCGGGGCAGATGTACTGCTTTGTTCGTTTAGACCACCTAACGATTGTTGTTGGGTTACCGCCGCTGTATACATAGAGCAAGGGATAAATCCCCTGGCGTTCCTCACACAACCGCAATCGTAGGTGGTTATCCCGTTTTCCGGAGCCGGACTGTCATCCCGTATGCTTGCGCACTCTTGGGCCGACTGTTCTTGAGGTCTAGCTTCGCTATCAGCGCCGCTAAGTTCAACATCAGAAACGTCCTTGTTCCGGTATTTATGTGCAACATCCTTGAATACCGCTAATGGATGAAAATACTCGTAAATAGCTCTCCTAAGAAATCGTACAGCTTCGTCAAGCTTCAATGGCACATCCTGGACAATCTTAAATGCCTCAGGACCTGGAATTCCCTGCAGAACCATGCGGTCCACAATGAGCCATTTCTTGTCCTCTAGTGACAAGGATTGATATTCCTCTGGCTTAATTGTGTAAACAGGATTTACCACATGCTTCACCTTCCGTTTGTTCTCCAACGGAGCATTCGTCTCTAAAATGCGTTGCGCTCTTACTTGTATGCGTGGTAGAGTCTTGAACTTGTTCTGTTC